ATTTTCTAAAGTTGCCCCGACCGAAATAGTGATGATAAACTATCGAGGTGATGACGGTAATCCGTTCTTGATGCCAGATGTTGACTTCATCGAGGCTCTTGCAAAAGCAAGAGATGATATTAATCAATTCGCACCTATTGAAGACGCAAGCGCCTTTGGTGCTAAATCGGAGTATCCATACCATGACTGGGAAGCAGACACTGATGGAAACGCTATTATCAAACGGCTTCAGAATAGCCGAGGACAGCGATCCTATCTACAAGAACAACTCGTCAATCTCCGTGAATCCTTCATCGGAAAGGCTAGAGAAGCTGTCGTCAAAACAGGGGAAAAGCCAAAATTCAGCCTCCGAAACTTTGGATCTGACCAATCTGCCCTTCGACCCAGCCCTCGCAGCGATGCAGGGATCAGCTTCAACCCAGTCAAAGAAGACGCAGTAAGCTTTCAAGGATCGCATTACGGCAAAGCTAGGACTGAGGTCTTAAACGGCGCTAAGTATGGTCAGGGATTAAAAGGCGCAGAGGCTAGACGCTTGGAGCAGTCTGACGATGAGCGCATTAAACGCCGTGTGTATTTCTACATTCCCCGTGGCAACAACACAATGCCGAACCGGGAAGCAGGCGTAGGTAGTTACGTTTACACGCAGAAGCTGGATAATATTCTGGCTCCCGGGCCAACAATGGGACGTTTAAACAAAGAAGCTGGTGGCGACGCAAACAAGTTTGAAAGCCTGATCGTTGACAATGGCTACGACGGCTACGCTGTGCCTGACTTTGGCATGATGGTTATCATGAACCAAGATGTACCTGTTAACTACGAAGGTACAGTTGATGAGGTTCATGGTAGCAAGAAGTTTTCGCTTCGCGCTCCTACAACACCCGAGTTTAAACGCTTCTTCAAAGACAGCAAGGTTGTCGATGCTGACGGGAATCCGTTGGTTGTTTATCATGGCACAAACCAAGAGATCAATGAGTTCACCACTCAGCCTAGCGCACTACGTTCAAAGTTTTATGCGGGCGAGATAGGCTCATGGTTTGGTGACGATCCAAAGATTGCAAACAACTTTGCCAAGGGAGTGAGCAGTCCTCGCCAAGGAGGCTCTGTATATCCTGTTTTCCTCAGCATTAAAAACCCAAAGGTTTACGAATCGTATAAGGATTTCTTGTCGGATGCAAAAGGAAGACGCTCCGCTCCGGCAATGAGAAAAGATTTAATGAAGCAAGGGTTTGATGGCATTCAAATCAAAGATAGCGACACAGATTTTGGCGGTCGCAGAGATGACTTCGTTGCCTTCTATCCTCAACAGATTAAGTCTGCGTTTAATCAACGACCAACTGAGTCGCCTGATATTCGCTTCTCTCTACGTGCGCCCAAGACTCCCGAGTTTAAACGCTTCTTTGGCAACAGCAAGATTACAAACCCAGACGGTACACCCAAGGTGATGTATCACGGGACTGCTCGTATCATTGATGAGTTTATTCCTAAGCAAGCTGGTGCTATCTTTGTTACAGACAATCCTGTGTTTGCAGAAAAGTTCTCAGAAGACTCTGCAATGTATCTTGTTAACAGCGAGCTACAAAAAATACATGATATTTACTTTAATGACATGAACGCTGAAGAGCAATTGGCGTTTCTAAAAAAGGCATACAAAGAAGGGGTGCGAGAGAAAGTTATTTCTAAAAAAATAGCTGATGAAAAGATTGCCCAATACGAGGCGGAAGTAAAGGCCGGTCAGTTCTCTCCATTTTATGGTTACGATGATGTGCGGGACATGCTCACTCCACGTTTTGAACGTACCTATAAAAACGGTCAAAACATCATGCCTTTGTACGTTCGTGCTGAAAACCCGTTTGACTTCAATAACCCAGCACACATTGATAGTATTTATCCTGCCGTCGTAGACTTGATGGGAGAGTATGCGCCACCACGTTCAAAGTTTGAGAAAGGCGACTGGGCAACCATTGAAGATGATTCTGTCCAAGAGATCATTAAAGACAACGGTTTTGATGGGTTCTATGTGCAAGAAGGTGGAGAGAAGAACCTCGCTGTCTACAATCCAAATCAAGTCAAGTCTGCAATCGGTAACCGTGGCACATACGATGAGACAGGGCGTATCCTTTATTCACTAAAGAACGCACCGCCAAACCAGTACACCAAGTTGATAGATGAGCCTGTCACAGAAAAGACAATTAACGGCGTGGTTAGATCTGCGTTTAATGCTGTAAGTAATGACGGAACCTCCACTCGCAATGCATTGGTTGATAAGTTTTCGCAATTAAGCACAACGCTATCTCCTCTGCCATTGTTTAACAATAAAGGTGAATTGCGCGGCGATATGTTGTTGCACGGCTATGCGAATGCAACCAACTCAATTAAGGCGGGACTGGTTTCTGGCACCCCTAAGCTCATGAACGATGGCACTATTGGGGTCGAGCGTAGTGAAAACAACTTAGCTAATGCAGAAAGGCTTGCTGACAAACTTGACACCAATAAAAACGTTATTGACTCTGGTCTGAAGGGTCGTGCCTACATTGCAAACATTGCTCGTAACCTGCGTGGTGCGGACATTCTTGCGGAGGATCGTTCCGCTCAACAGCTTGGCGCTCAACAACTTGCCAAAGCAAACCAGATGTATGCCGATTTAAATGCAGAGATCAAGACAGGCAAACTCAGCGCAGCAACGATTGCCAAACGTCAACAGGCAATCAACAAACTACGCAAAGAAGGCAAAGAAAATAGCCGCCAAAAACGAGAGCTTCAAGTTAAGCCTGAGGATATTGCATGGGCTGAAAAGCAATTGCAAATGACCCCTGAGGTGCAAGATATCCTTGATATCTGGAAGAATGTTAATACTTCGTTGGTTAACCTGTATGAAGACACAGGAATGATTGACAAGGAAACAGCAGACAAATATAGAGATCAAAAGAACTATGTCCCGCTGTTTAAATCGCGTGAGGATTTAAACGAAGAGGCATTTTTCCGTACCGGCACAAGCCCAAAGACAGCATCCAAACTTAAAGAGCTTAAGGGTGCAGACATTACACGCAATATTTGGGAGAACATTACCAAACAGTATGCAGTAATGTTTGCTGCGGCGTATGAGAACCAGACTCGCCGAGTGTCGGTCGAGCAAATGCGCAGTATTAATCCTGACTTGGCGCAGATTACAACCAAGGATGATCCACGGGTTAACCTGCGATTCCGTAAAGACGGAGAAGATGTCCACGCAATCATTGAGAACCCCAACGATTTGGCAGCATTCCAGTCGATGACCTATCAATTCGGCCCTGTGATGCGTTTTTTAGGCGGGTTTACAAAGCTGTTACGAGCAGGTGCGCTGCTTAATCCAATGTTCTGGCTGCGTCAGTTAATACGTGATCCTATCTCTGTGTCATTAACAGGTCAGGCAGGAATTGTGACACCGTTTCATTCTGCCAAAGAGTTTATCTCTATCATTACCCGCAACTCTGAAGAGGCTCGTATCTTAGCCTCTCGTGGCGTCATTGGTCAATTTGACACGACAGTAAGTTTAAACGAGTTCCTTGGCAACGTTGGAAAGAACAAACAATCTTCTCCCGGGTTTATCCAAAAAAGTATACAGAAGCTGATGGAAATCCATGAGGCATCTGATGCTGCTACCCGTGTTTCTGTGTACAAAAAAGCCAAGGCAAAAGCTCTGAAGGACGGAATGTCAGAGGCTCAGGCTGTTGACTATGCCGTGTTTAAAGCACGAGAGTCGATCAACTTTGCCTTGACTGGGAACTCACCAACCCTTGCTGCAGCGCGTCAAATGATTCCGTTCTTAAACGCTACCATTGTCGGTCTTGATACGCTGTATCGTGCCGCAACAGGATATGGTTTAAACCCAGCAGAAAAAGCTGCAGCAAGAAGCGCATTCAGAAACAGAGCAGCGATGATGGTGGCATTGTCATTGGCTTACGCAGCATTGATGGGCGATGATGAAGAGTACAACAAGTTACCTGACTACGTAAAAGATGGCAACTGGTTGTTCCCAATCATCGGTTTAGATGGCAAGAAAAAGTTTATCAAGATTCCCGTGCCATATGAGGTTGGCTATCTGTTCAAGACTTTGCCAGAGGTGGCATATCGTTATCTAAACGGGACAAGCACGGGTAAAGAAGTCGCCAAGTCTATTAGCAAAGGATTCGTACAGAACTTGCCTACAGGCGGTACACCTATACCTCAGTTTGCTAAACCTGCTCTTGAAGTGGTTACTAACTACTCCTTCTTTACAGGCAGACCACTTGAAAGCGCGGGTGATGCCCGTCTTCCAGTCGCAGAACGTGGTCGTAAGGCAAGCGAGGTATCCAAGGCTCTTAGTAAGGCAGGACTTGATGAGATTGGTTTGTCTCCTGCCAAGATCGACACCCTCACCAAGGGTTACTTTGCTGAGTTTGGAAACTTCTTTAATGAGCTTGCAGATGCAGTTCTTGCGGTCGGATCAGGCAAAGAGCGCACAGCCAAAGACCTTGAAGACATGCCGTTCTTTAAGTCATTCATGGCAGACCCGCAAGCAGACAAGGCAGTCTCAACCTTCTACGATCATCAGAAGACCGCTACCGAAGTGGCAAATTCGTTTAGCAAGATGAAGAGTGAGGGTCGTGTCGAGGAACTTCAAAAGCTGATTGCTGACCCAGAGAATAGACAGATGATTGTCGCTGCTCCGGCAATGAAGAAGATTAGTGATGTAATGTCCACGCTTAATAAACAAATCGGCATTATTGACAGAGACCTTAGCAAGTCTCCTGCCGAGCGCCGTAAGATGATTAATGAGCTTGAATTAAAGCGCAATGAGATAGCAAACAGGGGAGTAGAAATAGCAAGACAGCTTGGGCTATAGTCGTTTAAACGCTTAACCTATTCTTAACCTGCTCCCACAGATCCCATTCTGTGCCGTACCGTTTCTCAAACTCCCTCTTCCAAGGGTGTCGAGAGACGTAATCGGCGATGTTATGACCAGAACGATGATGTAGAGGACACAAAGGTATCGTGTGTAAATGGCTTACTCGTCTATTACCGTTTTTGTGAATGTGATGTATATCACACGGCGATACACCACGCTCCTCGTTTAAACACACTATGCAGCCAAGTTGCTGAAGTTTGTCAAACCAGTCCTTCTCTTCCTTGGTTGCCATATGCTATTCCTTCAATACCTCTACGAGTTTTTCGAGATAGTGCAGTCCTTTCTGAACTTCTTGGTCGGACTGATCTTTTGATCCCATTCGCATGATGTACTTCAAAGCGTTTCCTCTGTAATACCCAATGCGCTGATCGAGAGGCCAAGTATCAATTACATCCCAAGGCTCAACACCCATTGCCTTGTAATGAATGCCGCCGACCTGTTTGGCGTTGGCTTTTAACCTTGCATTTGCTACCTTAACTTGATGCTCATCCCATAAGCGGCGCTCTTCTTCAGCCTCTTGGTTGTATACATCTGCAAGGGTAATCGGTTGATTAAGATCGTTAGCTTTGAGTGGTGCGTACATGTCTCTTTCCTTCTGTTGCTTGAGTCTTTGCTCTAGTAAATTGAACTCGTCGTCTTCAGTCATGCTGTCTTCCTTATGCGTTCGTTACGGTCTTCATAGTTTGCAATTATCAACCCAACTTTACTGATGCATATAAGACCATCTTTGTAAGCCTCTTCTTCGCTCTCTTCTATGGGTGCTATGTCAAACTCAACGCTGGCTAAAGAGTGAAACTCTGGTGCCTTAACAAAACAAGCATACCCTTTCCATGAGAACGTATCTACCCCACGTATATGTGCTTTTACATGCTGTGTTTTGCCCTTTACTGTACGCTCAAATCCATCCACATAATGCACAATTTTCTGTGCTTTACCTGATGCGGTTTTGATTGTTTTATCCCGATCAGCAAAATATTTTTTTGTCTGTTCTTTGGGTATTGAAAATGTTACACGATCCCCGCTCTTCTTAACAGAGACATGCCACTTGTCACTACGTTTGACCCACCAGTCAAACATACAAACAAACGCATTCATCATAATAATTTTTGTTTGTTCAATAGGCTTATCGTCCTGCAGCATATCTGGCTCTCTAACTACTGCTTTCGTATAATGAAGACCTTTACTTGCACCTTTTGTGATTCTTACTTTATCCGTAGTACGCATTTTGCATATAGATACACTGCGGTCTTGCCTGACTGCAATCCAAGCATAAGCCCAGAAATGTTTTTTTGTTTTTGTATCGTAATACGCAAAGCCAAACTTATAAGGTACGCCATCCTCCTGTACAACATTCCACGGCAACTTATTTAACTTAATGGCAAACATAAAATCGGGATATAGCCGATCTTCTTGTCTTATCGTATTTCCAATAGCTGTATTAATAAACATAAGGGTTGGCGCTTTTTTGTATTCCTCTACACGAATGCGACTCTTTTCCTTGCGAAACAGCAGCCAATCTCCGTGCAATACATGAGCGCCAAGTTTTTTTAATCCGATCCGCTCATCGCTATCCAACCAACTTTCACTTAACGCCGGTACAGCGTAGGATTTAAACGTATTTTCTAATCCCTCAAGCAATTCACCGAGTGTTTCAGGAAAACCAATTTCTTTTTTTGTTTTTGGTAGTGCCTCAATGTAATCTTCAGGGTCAGGATGCAACAACTCTGGCCTTTTAAACCAAGATAAAACAGTTAGAAATGTATCACTAATCTTCTCTACGATCATCATTCTTCTCTTCCCATCCAGTATGCACGGATCTTCCAACGTTTAACAATCTTACTGTATCTGACCGCCAGTACTCCATTCCAGATTCGGATTACAAAACCCGCGCTGTACGGGTCGGTGCTTGAGTAGATGTTTAAACCTTGACGTGGCGGATAGCCCTCATGCTTGTACGAGATCATATTTAACTTCCTTTTTGATGGTCACGTAGTTGATTAGCTAAAATTTGCATCGTATCAAGAGAGCGTTGGTACAGATCAAACCATTCATTTGCCAGTTTATTTTGATGCGCCCATTCCTTTTCGTAGTCAATGTCTTCAATCCCTTTCTTTGCAACTAACGGCAACAACTGACCAAGCGGGGTGAAACGTGGATCATCTCTGTCTGTACTGACCACACCGTTTGATTGGTCATACCATGCAATTGTTTTCATGCTTTGCTCCTAACAACTCAACTTTCGGTTCGTTAAACAGCCATTCTGATGCGTGATCTGGGTGCGGTTGAAACCGTTTCATAAATTCAATATGTTCTGCCTGACTTACCGTTCTGTCCCATGAATGAATGGTTGACACCCATCCATTGTTAGCAGCAAGTGGTGCATCAGGATCGTACGTGTTGCGCTTAGTAAACTTGTTTTTTGCATTCTCTTGCTTGACCTTGTCGTAGTGTTTCTTCTTATCTACAACAGCGTCTTCTCCCGCACCGTACTTGAACACCTTGAGCGGATGCCCTGAGCTGCTTTTACCCCAATCGACTATGTGAATAAGTTTCAAGTTGTGCAGCCTTCTGAGGTGTGCAAAGGTCGCTTTCAGTTCGGTGTTCGTAGACTTTGATAACGTCACCACAGATGCCTTACCTAGTTTCTGTAAGTCATCAAGTAGTACTTGTTGCTTAGGCGTTATTTTAATCATGTCTTCACCTTAAATTTGGGTAGTGGGTACCATGCTGTAAAGTCTTTTAGGTTACGTGCAGACAGCACAGCAAACACAGCCACGCCTGACGGGTTCAATGCAATCAACTTATGCCCATGCGGTGCTTTGTCCATGTCGGCACACCACTCTGGGTCGGAGTCAGTTAGAGGTGGGATCATTTCTTTTCCTCAGGCAACACTTTCATGGACTCACGCAAATGCTTGTCGTGCAACTTTTTTAAATCAATAATCCTCTGCAAATCTTCAGGTGTATACCATCCTTTCTCTAGCCAAATCTTTGCCGTGCTAAGTGTTGAGTATGTGTATTCATCCACCGTTCTTCTCCTTTAGCTTGGCTTCGCACATTTCTCTGATACGCAGTTCCAGAGGCTTGGCAGATACGTTTTCAGTCCACGATTGCCATAGTGTGTTGCGGGTTTGGTTAATTGTTAAATCGCCGTTCGGACTGTTCTTGAGCAAACGACCAATTTCTTTAGAGCTTACTGTAAACGGTTTTTCTGGTGGTTCATTGGGCGGTACGATAGTCCATGTGTAAGGTAACTTAGCCACCATTCTTCTCCTTTAGCTTGGCTTCGACATCAAGCACAAGATCGTAAGCGCTAGTTATACATTCACCATATGTGTTGTGATGTGCGTTGTAAATATCGCTCGACTCCTCCTCCGTCAGCGATACCCAAGGCTTATGTTCTTGCTCAGGCTGTGCGAGTGCTTGGCGTAAAACATAAATTGATTGTGGGACTATTGGATTTTGAGCAAACCTAAACGATTCCAACGCCTCCAACGCCATCTCTGCTGCTTTGCGTAAGTCAGTCATCCCTTCTCTCCCTTCATACAACGATCATACAAATCGCAACGCTCTGGGCTAATGCAGTCGCACTTGATTGGCTTCTTTGCAGCGTCCCAGCCTGCGCACCACGCTCGATAAGCAAAGCCCTGTGACTTCGTGCCTTCTAAGCTGTCGTACCACATGCTGAATAAAATATCTCTATTCATTTCTCTCCCCTTGCTCTAATAGCTGCGGCAGTCTGTCTGCCAACTTCTTCCATTAACTGCGCACAAGCCTCACGCTCTGCATGTACCGCCGCCTGTAAGTCTTCGTCTGAGTGCTTGGCTATGTAGTACGTGGGCATCTTGAGTTTTACGAACCCTTCTTTGTACTCAGGGCTGTTCTTGTACTTCTCATACTCACGGTCAAAGGCTTCGTTGATTTCGTTGATGTTCATTTCCCACCTCCAATCTTCTTGTTCAGCACAGCCCATTGCTCTTGCGTTATTGTCCACCAAGGTCTGTGACCTCCTGCCCTATATGCAGCATTCCAAATACGCTTTGCATCTTTCTTGCGGATGTTGTCACGGAAGCTCTCATCCTCGCCTCGCCACCACAACTCAAAATCATCGTCTTTGTTCATTTCTCCCTCCCGTACATCGCCTTGTCCATCTGCTCGTTTAAACCTTCGGGCGTGACCATAAATAAACGCGAAGTGTACTTACTCAACCACCTATACCTCTCAGCGTCCTGTCGCAAGGCTCGGACTTCCTTGGCAAGTTCTGCCATCTCTTCGCTTGTAATGAATGCACCCTCGTCTAATATCTTTAACAATTTATCCACTGGCACTTCCCCAAAGGGATGTAATAGAATCTCGTCCACGCCTATCTCCTTATGATGACTTCAGCCTCGGTTTCAATCCATACCCTCGCACCACAAGATAAAGGTTTGTCAGGGGAGTACACAATCTTGCTGTCTCCCTTGATGTCTACCTCATGTGCGTAGCGGTTATCTTTGTATGTCTTAACGGTCAGGACTGGATTGTCCGTCCCGTTTTTGACGTTTGCTTTAACCTCATGTTGGTTAACATGAATGATGGTTTTCATATCAAATACAAGTGGTAGTGCAGTTGCCGTAATAACAGCACGTAGTACAGTAACGCACTCCATCACTGGAAAAAATAGTGTTGGTTACGCAATTTGCGTACACAACGGTTGCGGTCAAAGACAAGGCGATAGCGATAATAATTTTCTTCATGTCAAACTCCGTAAGCGAAAAGGAAAAGCCCGATAACAACAACAGCAGAAATAATCCATCCAGCATAGCCCCTGCGTTTAAACGATCTGCTTAACATAGCTTGCTGTAGCCAAATGGTTTCTTCATCATGAGCAATCCCTTTGGCTGAGTATGTGCCTTGGGTGTATCTACGCTCAAACCACTTGGGTTCATATGACACGCCAATCTTTACTTTGCATTCCATGATCATTCCTTGTTATCAATACGCATGACTTCAACAAAATCCCCATTGATTGCAGCTATTGATGATTTACTACCCCATAGGTTATAGCAATGAGCAGAGGAGGATCGTTTGACCATAACAGGGTCAAGCTCTCCGCAAGGAACAACAACAACATCCCCAATATTCATCTCATTGACACCGTGTTTTTTGAACAAAGTGGCATAGGTTCCATGTGGCGCTGTAGCACTTCTGGAATGTCTTTTTGATTCGATTTCTATGTCTCCTTTAATGATAGTGACATCATCAGAAACAATGATTACATAGTCTAACTTCAGGGAATCTAATAAACGTACTGCTTTATCTAATGCTACTTGTTGTACATTTTTCATGATTAAGCCTCTTTTGGTTTACGTTTTTTAACAACACTTGCAATGCCATCATCTTGCTCTGCGTGTTGTGCCTTTACCATTGCGTCTGCAATTTGCCAACACAACCTTGCGTGTTCCTCTATGGTATTTGGATGCCATGCTCTAGACATCATCGCACCCACTGCAAATAAGCACCTCATTTCCTCATTCATAATTCACCGGAGTCATTGTTACTGGACGAATCAGTGGGGACAGACTCTCGCAAACCAGTTGTGCAAACGACTTGCCTGACGGGAACATCATATGCATACTCTTCGTATCGTTAACGGTCTGCATCGCCACGTTTAAACCCTCATTGAATCCCATTTCAAATCGGTCGCCCTGTTTATTCATCACCATCTGAAGTCCTTCTCTGGCAATCTTGGATACCGACAAGTTGCGGTCATCTGCATACTTGCGTATCTTGTCTGCATCATCATGAGTCAAGTAAATCATGACTGCCTTCAACGGCACTTTAGAATGGCTCTTCTTTTTTCCACTGCTCATATTCATTCACCATATCGTCAAACTTTTGTTTAGCTGCGGCATTGCCGTTTAACTCTGTGCGTGATGTTATTTCACATAGCGCGTACAAAGCCTCAATGGCATCCTCTTCTGATTTGTGTAAGGCAAGTCCTTGCTCTGTTAACCAGAACTGAAACTCTCTTGTCCGACACAAAATCCCTGCTCGTTTAACCCTGTTGTCGTATGGAGTGGCTGACTCATCATCTTGGATGCGAGCCAGTGCCACCATGTAACGCGCCCCAACGTAATCCCGCATAAGCTCCTCTGGGATTTCGTCAGGGTGGATGTTAAGGGTCAAAACGAAGCCCGTGCGGTCTTGCTTTAGGGCTACCTTCACCGCCTCGAATTGAAGTGCGTTCATAGTGTCCTCAGAAAGGTACGTCCGAATCCATATCCGCAACAGATGCTGCGGGCTTGGTTTCAGATTTAGGTTGCGGTTTAAACGTGTCAACCGCTAATGACAAGTAGACCAGACCGCTTGCGGATGTCTTCTTCCAACCAGACAGTTTGATCTTTGCCACGCCGTTTACCACTTCGAGGTCTGACACGTTAACCAAGACATCACCACGGTAATCAGGGGATGTGGGCTTGGTCTTTTCTTTGTTAGCAAACAAGCTGCCAGTGTTGGGTTTGGGTTCGTAGGGTTTGTCGTAAGCCATGATTATTCCTTGATGTTGTCTTTAAGTTCGGTAAAGCAGGTTTTAAGGTGATTGAATAGATTGGGGTCAGAGACCTTGATCGCATCAATCTGTTTTTGGTTAGCCTTCCAAGCACCAACCAACTCTGACTTAGTGTCCTGCACAGCAGCCCACTCAATCAACTTATCTACAAAAAGCTTCTGATCCTCGGTTACTCCCTTTGGAACTGGTGGGGCTTCTTGCTTAATCTCTTTTGGTTTCTCAGCCTGTGGCGCAGCGTCCACTGAATCATGCTCGACAATCTCCATCGCCATGAGCCAGAGGTAACGGCGCATATATGTATGTGTCGAACCAAGGTTCTGTATAGCCTGACCCTTGCTGTTTTCAGCAAAGACCATCGGGCTTGTAAACTCGATGCTGCCCTCGTCACCGTAGACCGTCAGCGATGCAACCTCATTCGTGAAACGCACCACACCACACAGACCTACCAAATCAAAAATATTATGAATGGCAGGAATAAAGTCACCTAGTTCAAAATATTCATATCCGGCAAACTTATTCTTGCCAGACTTCTTAATGTCGGAGGATAGGAACATCGTCCTTGCTTTCTGAAGTTGTTTAAACACGCTCATTATGTATTCTCCAAGTACTGATTAATTATTTCCGATGCCAACAATACGCACTCATTGCAAACCGCTTTCGAAGAAATATGTTCATTATTTAAAACAAACTCTGCGATTGATGGTGACATTGCCAACATAAAGTCCAACATCAATTCTTGCCTAGTCTTCATTTGCTTGCTCCTTGTTAAACTGTGAACACCACTTTGCTACACCGCAGAAGTTGCCAGTACAACGCACTGACTCACCCTTGCGGATTTCAATAAAACCTTTGTCCTTGGGCGGCATCTCAGCAAGCATGGCATCTGCCTCTTCCTGAGTATCGAACACACGAACGGCTGACTTCCTGCCTTCCTTCTTGACTGCGTACTTGGTCTCTCTTGACCAACGCTCTTCGTCAGTACAGTGGATCAACTCGTTATCCCAGTCAGCATCGACCTTTGCCTGACGGTGCAGCTCGATACGCTCCTTGATGTACTTCTCTACATCGCTAGGATCCATTAACGCAATGGGGACTATCTGCGCACTAGCCTGTGGGTAATGAGGGTTTGTAGCTGCCTCGCGGCGGCTCCAATCACGGATAAAAGCACAGATGCTTATTGAGGACACCTTCTGACCTTTGATCTTGCCTACCATCCATGCGTAGATGTTCTGTTGCAGAATCCACTCGACCTTGTCTTCGCGCAACGCCCACGCGCTCGTAAATTTGTAGTCAGTGATCTTGATAGTGCCATCGACTTCCTCTTGTAAATCCATCGCGCCCGACAGCACCACGCCATCAACTTCTACATACAAGCGTTCCTCTGCTTGCAAGTTAGCTCCAGTCTTTTTCTCAAGCAGGTTGTGTGCCATCGTTCCCATCAGCGACCAAGTCATGTCGCTCACGTCCTGCGTCATGTCTTCCCAATGCTTGACACGCAGTCGCTGTATTCTTGGTGGTGATATGATCTCTGTGACAGAATAGTCTGCCTCTCCCTTGCTGTATGCACTCTTGGTAGCAAGGTCAACAAATGGTTGGGGTAGTCCAAAATTATTGGTGATTTTCATCTAAGCCTCCGTATGGAAATTAAATAATAGCAAAAGAGAAAAGACAATGCAAGCACTTACGTTAATTATTTTTGGTGAACCTGCATCAAAAAGCAACAGTCGCAGAATGGTACGGTTTGGCTCTATGTCACGGCTGATTAAGTCAGCAAAAGCACTGTCTTACTCTGATGCGTTTAAACAGCAAGTTGCTTCGCTGGGGTACGAACCGTTCTCAGGAGATGTAGTTGTTACTATGACAATCCACTATGCGTCACGCAGACCTGACCTAGACGAGAGTCTGATCCTAGACCTGCTACAGGGGGTCACCTACCTCAATGATAGGCAGGTAAAAGAGAAACATATTTACTGGGGATTGGATAAAGAAAACCCACGGTGCGAGATAACGGTCACCCAAAAATAAAGGCAAGTGTCGAGGGAACACTTGCCTTTACCGACCCTGAAGTCTACTTTTTGGAGGCTTAATCACAAGAAAGTATGGTTATGATACATTGGAATGATTGTCTTGTGATAGAATTTTTTATCGTACCTACAAGCCTGAGCATTGAGCGTTGGGTGGAGCTACACCTGAGTGGGGCTGTGAAGTTTGGGAGTGGCTAGAGACTGCCCTTACATATATAAGCCGAGAGACCAATGCTCAGCCTTGTGGGGTCATGCGTTAGCGGCGTGGCATTGATGCAACAACTAGCAGCCAAGAGTTCTTTGGTAGGCACTCGCACTCTTAGTTGAAGTGTTTTAATGTTTGGAAAATCGTGCTTTATCGAACCCACTTTACTTTTTAAATTTGTAGTTTATAATTCGTCCATCCCTTGGCGGGGGTATCCTTAGGCAAGCCTTATTTAGCATCCTGCTTGTGCCTACAAGTCCGCCAACGCCAACAATGGTGAGGATGCTAAGTAAGGCTTTTTTTATTGGTCTTAAAAATGAAACTAAAAGGTTTTATTCATTACGCAACAGAAGTCTTTGTTAATGACTTTGGTCATATAGTGATCCTGCAAAATAGGGAAGAGAAGTCAGAGCGTCAAGTTTTGCTTTCATCTGCGCAAGCGTGCGTCCTTGCAGACAAACTGACTGAGCTTGCTTCAATAGCAAGGCAGAGACAGGGTGGTATTGAAGAAGTTGAAGGTGGCGAATGATGGAAGCAGGAACATTCTCCATCGTACCAATCGAGGTTATCAAAGACCGTAGGCTTACGCTCTGGCAAACACGGGTACTCATTGCACTGTTTTCGTTTCGCAACAAGACAACTAATACAGTATTTCCATCAAGAACCGTGTTGGCAATGCGCACAGGTCTACACATCAACAACATCAGCGCAACAACGTCTGAGCTTGAAGAGCTTGGTTGGCTGACAAAGTCTGGCAAAGGTGGGTTTAGCAAGGCAACTCGTTACGAACTTAAAGTGCCTGATTTTCTAGGTGTTAACCCTACCGTAGCGGAATCCACTACCGTAGCGGAATCCACTAGCACTACCCTAGCGGAATCCACTACTTTTACCCTAGCGGAATTCACTAGGGGCAAAGAACATACCAAAGAAGATACCAAGGAAGATATAACAACAGTACAAAAAGAAACCTTTGAAATCTTTTGGTCTTTGTATCCAAAAAAGGAATCAAAGAAAAAAGCTTTTGAACTGTGGTGCAAAATTAAAGAACCAGAAATCGTTCTGCAAGATATCTTGAAGGCACTGGGTTGGCAAAAAACACAACCGAAGTGGACGGAAAAAGACGGACAGTTTATTCCAATGGCAACCACTTACCTCAACCAAGAGCGTTGGCTAGATGAGAAACCTGCAGCTATTGGAATGTCAACCGACATAAGGGATTGGTGATGCAAGGATATCAAGAGGTTCTCGCAGCAGCTAAGGCTGATAAACGTTTAAACGATGTGTTCCTTTATGTTGACGCCATTCCATATCGAGTAAAGAACGGAGCAACCGTCAGGAAATTCCCAATCGGTTTCTTGCTGACCGATCCGACTGATGACCCTGCCAAACTATCTTTTAATGCCGTGCGCGGTTCTCGCGTTCATATCTGTGGCGGAGACTCCCCCCGGGTGCAAGCGTTCGCCGGGAGGGTATGGCTGTTTAAACCGTCTGTGCTTTGCTGGGACGACGGGGAACAAATGGAAATTTGGAGAGATCAATGAGAGATTATGACGAGCTTGCCGCTCAGATCATTAACGGTGACAGCATCATTCCCTACACTGTGGACGATGAGGTGCAAGCCAAGGTTTACGATGGCAGTACATTCAGGGATGAGCTTATCGACAGCTTTAACCTGCCCGACCAAATCCACGGTGCAAAACTTCCTTGGGGGTCAACCCATTTCAATATCCGATTCCGCACTGGCGAAACGACAATCTGGGCAGGTATCAACGGTCATGGCAAGTCACAGTTGCTTGGCATGGTGAGCCTTGGATGGATCGCACAGGGCGAGAGCGTGTTAAACATCTCCCTTGAAATGAAACCCTTGGCTACCCTCAAGCGTATGGCAATCCAAGCTTGCATGAACGATCAGCCGACCGAAATGGTTTTAAACAAGTTCATGGACTTTATGCTCGGGGCAGGGTATGTCTTCAACCATCAGGGCAACATCGAGCCACGCCTGATCTTTGGAACGATCCGCTATGCTGCATCCAAGGGGATCAAGCACGTCATCATTGACTCGCTCATGAAGTGCGTCAAGGGAGTGGATGATTACAACGCACAGAAGGACTTTGTAAACCAGATCACTCAGCTTGCCCAACAGTACAACGTTCACATCCACCTTGTTCACCACATTCGTAAGCAAGAGAATGAATACAAAATACCCAACAAGTTTGACCTCGCGGGATCGGGCGCGATGACCGACCTTGCTGACCAGATCATTATTGTCTACCGCAATAAGCAGAAAGAGCGAACGCTTGAGAAAGAGCCTGACAATCAGGACGCGCAGTCTATGCCTGACGCAGTGCTAGCGGTTGATAAGAACCGCCACGGTGAATGGGAAGGAAGGATACCCCTGTGGTTTCACACGGGGTCAAAGCAGTATCTATCCGACAGCAGGAAACGACCCTTGGACTTGATGGACAAGGCAATTTATGAGTTTAGACGTTAAAAGAGGATTATCATGACGCTTACAGGCAGCAGAAATCAGTGCGGTAGTTGCAGACAATACTTCAATTCCAATACTGCGTTCGAGAAACATAGGACTGGAAGCTTCGGTGTCGATAGACGTTGTTTAAACGACCTAGAGATGGAAGCAAAGAAGATGGCAAAAAACGCCGCCGGTTTTTGGACTGGCGAACCAATGGATCAATCAATCATCGAGAAACGAAATGCCATACGTGAACAAGAAAAGACCGTACGCCAAGGAATATGATCAGCAACAGGCACGGGGCGAGCAGCCCCTGCGTAACGCTCGTGAGAGGGCTAGGTACGCTATGGATGCCAAGGGGATTGATCGGACAGGCAAAGACATCGACCATGTCAAGCCTCTATCCAAGGGCGGCACGAACGCCAAGTCAAACCTTAAACTGAAAACCCCCAGTGCCAATCGTTCGTTCAGTAGGAACAGCGACCACACTGTCAAGGTAAACAAACCGAAAAAGTAAATGGACATTCTATCCGCCAAGGGTCAAACGACCCTGCCAGACGAACAAAGAGCCAAGGAAATCTTCCTGCTCAACTACCCTAAGTATCGGTACGTTGAGACCCCGAAAGACCGTCCGGCAGACGTGGATGCCTTTCTGGTGTTGGGTAACGATATCAAGGCTATTGTCGAAACCAAGTGCCGCTATGACTGCGACCTCGTTAAGTTTCGAGGTGCGTACGGTAATGAGTGGCTAGTGACCTTTGACAAGCTCGAGAAGGCTAGAACGATTGCTCGATCCCTCTGTGTGAAGGTCATTGGGTTTCTGTACCTCAAGCAGTCTGACGTTCTCTTGGTGCAGGAGATTGTCAACGCTGAGGGTCTGTATGTCCCAAGTATCCGACTCGACTCCACGACCACGCAAGCGACCATCAACGGGGGAACGGCAACCAGAACAAACGCATACATAAAAATGGATAGCGCCAAGCTCCTGAGCGTTTAAACACTAATAGCTCTATGCGGAGTTTTAAAACACCGTAACCTATTGAAATTAAAAGATTAAATGCTATTTTTTGTGAACAATTTCTTCACATTGTAGGTGAGCGTCTGTAAACGTAGCCTTAATGCGTTTAAACGCTGTAGCAGGAATAGCAAGAATAGCAGTAGCACTCCTGAGGAGTACTCCCGACAAGGCAGGGATGCTTGTTGTTTAAACGCTTTAGTCTATATTTTGTGCGGCTCTTGGGGTGGTTTTTGCGGCTCGGCGTACGGATTTTTGCGCAGCCAAGAGAACTGGTCAGGATTCGGGTTGGCGTACAAACCGAATTGACGAAAAAAAACCCCCCGACCGCCGTAGCAGAAGGGGGGTTCGTTTAATCTAAAAGCACTTCGACATCAAGCACGGTGTTTTCAATTAGGTCTGCTATTAACGCTCCAATGTGGTCTTCGATCCAGATTTTAGGCGTGATGATTTTACGCCATTCTGAATTGGGGGAGTCCCATGTGTCTTGCTCCATTATTTTTACAATATCTAAATATGCCACGTCCTTTGGATAGTCAAACAGCCATTGCTCCAAAGAAAAATCCTGCGCACGTTCGAGGTTTGATTTCATGCTTTCTCTCCAAGTACTTTCCGTAAAAGGTTGATGACCTTGTCCGCATCAAAGTCGGATGCGTCAGGGTTCTCTAGTAATTCCAATGCTGCCTCACATCCCGTGCGTAAGGCAGCATACTGCGCAAGCAGTCCTAGCATCTGGTTACTCATTCGACCTCCGTGATATCAATCTCTGTTTGGCTAATGGGAATCCACTCTGTGGGTGGTTGTCCTACCGCTATGTCCTGCGCTATCTCATGATCCTCTGCAACAACCTCAATCCAGACCCGCTGCACATACGTGCCGTATATCCGATAGGTTCTCATTCTGCATCCTCCTCGTCGTTATCTTCGTCATCTTCGTCAATGTAACCCACGGTTACAGATAGATCGTCATACGGCACAACTTTCATTGCCTCTTTGAGAGCTATGCTCTCTGCTTGTTCTTCGTTCTCTGCCTCAACTTCGTGATGTACGCTCGCTGAGTAGTCGATGCACACTATGTACTTTTTCATTCTGAGTCCTCCTCGATGTATGTAACTAAAAATCCCTCGCTGATAATCATGCCTAGCTCAAGCGGTTCTCCGTCCATGTAAAAGAAAATGCGCTCATCCTCTGCATCCGCCTTGCCGTCCCAAGAGCCAAGCGCAATCTCAACATCATAGGATGTTTTTTTAAGTGACTTGGGATCTGTATCAAGGTCATAGACCGTGCAGAGTTTTGTTTCGTATTTACTCATTTCATCACCTCACTGTAATGGCTCATCAGAGTGGTCAACCTCGGCATAAGCCTCTGAAATGACCTGTTTCATGTATCCCAGAAACACTTCCTTGTCGCTGCACACAGACACCGCTGCGTTTACCAGTATTCCGGCAAGCACAGGGATGACTGTGTCAACCTCCTGCCCATACAACAACTTGCAGATAGTCTCTGCAAGCTCATGCCCGTGGTCATTGTCCATACTACCTCCTAAGTGATTTAAGTAAAGTGTTGAAAGCCGTTGACGCAAGCTCCCGTGTATCGTTGACCGCCGCTGCATTGTCGAACACTTCCTTGACATCCTCGCTGCCAATACCTATCGCAACGATAATCACGCCGCACCGCTTTGCAACGTTCTGCAGGTGCGTAATGTGCTGACGGTTGTAACCATCCGCATCAGTCAGCAGGAACAGAATCTTACGTGACTCGGGTCTCTTTGCAATGTCCTCGATGGCTGCAGTCAAGGCTGAATAGTCCGGCGTTGAGTGACCTACCCAGTGGCGTATCGACCCAAGCTTGCTTGATGCCTTGCGCAGTGACTCGCCCCACGTCTTGAATGGAATCCAGTTAAGCTCCTCGCCTCTGACGTGTCCTTGAGTGGTGTTCGCACCAGTCGCAGCGACCGCAAGGTGGTCTCTACTTCCATTGAATCCGGTGACCGCAAAGTCAACGTTAGCCTTATCCAAGATGCGGGACAGTTGTATTGCAACCGACTCAGCCACAAGAATGCGACCGCCGTCATATGCCATTGATCCACTGCAGTCAATCAGAAGCGAGACCGCACTGCGTTCAGCTTCAGCATACTCACGGCGTTTAAACACTGTAGTACTGCCTGCTGCAAATCGTGCAAAAGCTTTGCGGTCAACCTTGCCAGACTCTTCGTGGCTAGACCATCCGACTAGGTCAAGCGACCGGAGCATACGCAACAGG